AAGCAGACTTAGAAGCTTTCATCAAACTAGTACACCCTCGTCGAGTCTTAGGCGCTGTCCACGAGGAATTAATCTCTTGGTGGGGTAGAGAAGAAGCTAAATCACATCAGCTTGTACTCCTTCCCAGAGACCATATGAAGTCAGCTCTAGTGGCTTACAGAGTGGCTTGGTGGATTACCAGAGACCCTACAATGAGGGTTCTGTATATCTCGTCTACAAGCAATCTTGCTACTAAACAGCTCAAGTTTATTAAAGACATTCTTACCTCTGAAAACTATCGCAGGTATTGGCCTGAGATGATTCATCCAGAAGAGGCTAAGAGAGAGAAGTGGACTGAGACTGAAATTTCAGTAGACCACCCTCTGAGAAAAGAACACAACATCCGAGACCCTTCAGTATTCACTGCTGGTCTCACTACTAACATCGTCGGTATGCACTGTGATGTCGCAGTCCTGGACGATGCCGTTACAGACGATACAGCGTACACTCAGGAAGGTCGAGATAGAGTTAAGACTCAGTACTCCCTTCTTTCGTCTATCGAAGGTGCTAACGCTAGAGAATGGGTTGTAGGCACTAGGTACTTCGCTACAGACCTCTACTACGATATGCTTCAGATGCGAGTCACTGTACACAACTCTGAAGGTGATTTGATTAAAGACGACCCTCTCTTTGAAGTATTCGAAAGGCAGGTTGAGTCTAACGGGGATGGTACAGGAGAATTCCTCTGGCCTCTCCAAGTGACTCCTGATGGTAAAGCCTTTGGGTTCAACGCAGAGATCCTCGCTAAGAAACGTGCCCAGTATATCAATAAAAGCAAGTTCAGGGCACAGTACTACAACGATCCTAACGATTCCACAGAAGCAGAAATCGATCCTTCTTGGTTTCAGTACTACGATCCTAAATACCTTTATCGGTCTAATGGTAACTGGTATTTCAAGAATAATAGACTAAACATCTTAGCTGCCATTGACTTTGCTTATACGGTATCTAAGAAATCAGACTTTACTACGATTGCAGTTGTTGGTGTAGACTCCCAAAACAACTATTACGTTCTGGATTTAGACAGGTTTAAAACTGAAAAGATCTCTGATTACTTCAAACATATTTTGACTCTTCATCAGAAGTACGGTTTCAGAACCTTAGTAGCAGAATACACAGCAGCGCAGTCTGTTATTGTAAAAGATTTGAAAGATAACTACATCAGAACCTACGGTCTTGCTTTATCAGTTAAAGACCACAAGCCCACAAGGCATGAAGGTTCTAAGGTTGAGAGAATGAATGCTACCCTTCAACCTAGATACGAAAATAGACAGGTGTGGCACTACCAAGGTGGTAACTGCCAGTTACTTGAGCAAGAACTTCAGTTGAAGTATCCTCCCCATGACGACCTTAAAGATGTGGTCGCTATTACGATGGAGTACCTTCAAGCTCCTACGTTCTTCTCTAAAGTAAACGACGGTGTCTCTGACGGCATCCACTCTTTGAAAAATATAACAAGCTCACGCTTTGGAGGAATTGGTTAATTGGCTGGTAAAGTTTTAAACTTAGAAGGTATTCTTGAGCCAGATAATATCGCTCAGAGTATTGCTAATACCTACATCTCCTGGAAGATGGGCAGAGCTGTTAAAGAACAGTCTTGGAATGAAGTCCGTCAGTATGTCTATGCTACGGATACCACGACTACGACTAATGCCAAACTTCCTTGGAAGAACAAGACGACTACTCCTAAGCTGGCTCAGATTAGAGAGAACTTATATGCTAACTACTTTGCCACACTCTTTCCAAAGAGGCAGTGGTTTGAGTGGGAAGCTGGTGATGATGCTTCTGACCAGCAGGAAAAGAAGAAAAAGATTCAGGACTATATGTACTGGGTCACAGATCAGCCGGAGTTCTATACTGAAATCCAAAAGATGCTTATGGATTACATTGACTACGGTAACGTTATTGCAGGCGTCGACTGGTACGACGAGACTGTTGAACAGGAAGATGGGAAGATAAAAAGAGGTTTTACAGGCCCAATTCCTGTTCGTGTCTCTCCTTTAGATATCGTCTTCAACCCTGTTGCTCCTTCCTTTGCGGCCTCACCTAAGATCGTGAGGACCATTGTCACTTTTGGTGAATTGAAGGACATGGTTGAAAGAATGAACCAGTACCCTGAACAGGCTGTAGATGCTAAGGCTATCTTCGATTACCTTCGCAACTACCGCAGACTTTGCTCTGCTGCTGCTTCAGGTGTTGGAGATTTGTCTGAGAAAGATGGATACCTGATGGTGGATGGTTTCACCTCTTACCGTCACTATATTGATTCTGACTACGTAGAGCTTCTCACCTTCTATGGTGATGCTTACGACAGAGATAATGATAAACTTTACAAGAACCATATTGTTACGATTGTAGACAGACACAAACTTATTTCTAATAGGCCTAATCCGTCTATCTTTGGTAGAGCAAGCCTTTATCATGCTGGTTGGCGTCCTAGACAGGACAACCTCTGGGCCATGGGTCCTTTGGATAACCTTGTCGGTATGCAGTACCGCATCGATCATATTGAGAACTTGAAAGCTGACTGCTTTGATTTGATGGCATTCCCTCCTGTTAAAGTTAAAGGTTATGTCTCAGATTTCACTTGGCAGCCTTTCGAAAAGATCTATGTGGGAGATGAAGGTGAGGTTCAGCCTCTCCCTCCTGATGTAAGAATCCTTCAGGCTAACTCTGAAATCGATGTTCTTATGTCTAAGATGGAAGAGATGGCAGGCGCTCCTAAAGAAGCCATGGGTTTCAGAAACCCTGGTGAAAAGACCATGTATGAGGTCCAGAGACTTGAGAATGCCTATTCTCGTATCTTCCATTCTAAGGTAGCTCAGTTTGAGCAGTTCATCTTGGAGCCTCTATTAAACGCAATGCTGGAATTAGCACGAAGGAATATGACAGCTTCCCAGGTTCCTGCTTATGACACGGAATACGGAGTACTTTCTTTTGATGATATTACACCCGAAGATCTTACTGGCATTGGTCGTATTAGACCTCTGGCAGCCAGAAACTTCGCAGAAAAAGCAGAAGTTATTCAGAACTTAACTAACCTCTTCAACTCACCGATTGGGCAGGACCCAACGATTATGCAACATTGGTCTTCTATCGCTATGTCCAAGATGCTGGAACAAATGTTCAAGATTGAAGAGTACAAGATTGTTAAACCGTATGTTCGTCTTGCTGAGCAGGCTGATGCGCAGAAGAAGGCCAACTCTCTTGAGGAACAGACATTAATGGAAACTGCTACGCCCTCTGGTGTAGCCATGGATGATGTAGGCTAACATTGTTTGAACATATAGGGAAGACCGACCCCAATCCGCCAATCCACCAAAGTTGGATCAGGCATTTACCAAACGAAGAAGAGAGAGCTAACTTTAAAAAGACTCTACTAGCTTCTCGCCATGTACTAAGAAGATTAAGAGAAATCCTTGAAGAAGAAAGAACTAGGTTAGCTAACCAAGAGACTTCTGAGAAAGATTTCGAAGACCCAAACTGGTCCCATAAGCAAGCCTATAGAAATGGTGAGCGCAAAGGACTTAAATACGTAGAAGACCTTCTACATTTTCTATAAGGAGAATACTGCTAATGACCGTTGCAGAATTATTCAACGATCCGGTTGAGGATGTTGCGAATTTACCTGTAGTCGACCCCAATAAGAATTACTTAGAGGAGCTTGTCGGTGAAGGTAAGAAGTTTAAAGATCCAGTAGCTTTAGCTCGCAGCAAAGTAGAATCGGATAGACATATCGCTAAACTGGAAAGCGAACTTAAAGCTATACGAACTGATATGAATTCAAGACTTTCTTTAGAGGACCTTGTGACCAAATTAGCCTCAGCGAGACCTGAACCTTCGCCGCCCGCATCTAGTGGGGACTTAGGTGATTCTAACCAGAACGCAAGCAAACCGCTTACACCTGAAGATTTAGCTAAATTAGTTGATGAGCGAGTCTCACAGCTAACAGCTAGAGAGCAGGCCAAAGTAAATCTCAATACTGTCAAAGCTACTTTAAAAGAAGCTTGGGGCAGTGAGTTCCCGGCAAGGCTTAAAGAGAAAGCTGCTGAGCTTGGTGTTGGTGAGACGTTTCTTAATGATCTTGCCGCTTCCCAGCCAAAAGCCTTTTTAAAACTCGTTGAAGCTGAGAAGAAAGCCCCTGTGGTTCCTTCTCGTGATACAGGCTCTCCGTTGTTCGGTAAGAGCTTGGATACTTCGAAGCAAGCCCCGGTTCAGTCGAACGACGCTGGTTTTAGAGGCAAGTCCTATTACAATCAGCTTAGGGCCAAAGAACCCGCAAGGTTCTGGGACCCCAAGGTTCAGATTGAGATGAATGAAATGGCCATGAGAGACCCTGAAAGGTACCTCAACTCTTAATACTGTCTTCTGTGTAAGCATCTCACTAATACTTCCAACTAAAGATGGAGATATATAATGGCTTTTACTGTTGCCAATAACGACCATCTGATTCGTTCTAATATCTGGTCCTCTATGTTAAAGGACGTGCTTGAAGACGAACTGATGGGTATGAAGTATGTGAAGATGCTTGAAGGGTTCCCTGACGGTGATACCTTCAACATTCCTTCTATCGGTCAGGCCGAAGTGTATGACTATGTTGAAAATGCCCCGATTACTTACGCTGGCATGGATACTGGTAACTTCACTTTCAGCATCACCGATTACAAAGCCACGGGTATGTATATTACGGAGAAGATGAAGCAGGACTCGTTCTATATGAACCAGCTCGTGTCTTCGTTCATCCCTAAGCAGCACCGTGCGCTTATGAAGGCTCTTGAAGTCGATATCCTTGCTCTTGGCCCTGAGTCTCAGACGGCCTCCAGCTTGAACTCGATTAATGGTGCCGCTCACCGTTGGGTGGGTTCCGGTACTAACGAAACGATTGCTGTGGCTGACTTTGCTAAGGCTCGCTACGCCCTCCAGAAGGCTAACGTCCCTATGACGAACCTTGTGGCTATCGTAGACCCCTCGGCTGAGTACACTCTCTCTACTCTGACCAACCTTGTGAACGTGTCCAACAACCCGCAGTGGGAAGGTATCGTCCGCGACGCTATGTCTACGGGTATGAAGTTCCGTATGAATGTGTTTGGTTTCGACGTTTACGTATCCACGAACCTGAAGTCGGGTATCTCGGAAACGATTAACAGCGTCACCGCCACGACTGGTGTTGCTAACCTCTTCTTCTCGGCTGCTCCTGATGTCCTTCCGTGGGTTGGCGCTATTCGCCAGGCTCCTAAGGTCCACTCGGAGTTCAATAAAGACCGCCAGAGAGACGAGTACGTCACGACCATGCGTTATGGTCTTAAGACGTTCCGCCCTGAGTCCTTCGCAACCGTTATCACTGACACCGATCAGGTCTAATATAAGGAGGATATATAATGGGTACTTGGTTAAATCCTGACGGCCTTCACATCAAGTTTGGTGTGGACGAAGCCGACCACCGCAGAGGTGGTGAATTAAAAACTTTTGGTCAGGAGAGAGTCTTTCAGGCTACTGTGAAGTATACTGATGCTCTTTCTGCCACCGCTGCCATTGTAGGTTCTGCGGTAGCTGCGGATGATGGCTCCTTTGGTGTCGTCCTTCCTAAGGGCCTTAGGATTAAAGCAATTGAAGTTCTTACGAAGACTGCGTTTACGTCTTCGGGCACCATTGGCTCTGCGACCCTTGCTTTGGGTTTCAAGAAAGCCTCTGACCGCTCTACGGAACTCGACCACGATGGTCTTCTGACCGCTTCGTTCGTCGGTTCTCGAATTGACGCGGCTGGTGAAAGAACTTATGTCGAAATCGGTTCGACTGGTGCTGGTGCCTTAATTGGCACTACGCTCTCTGAGAACGGTGTGCTTGTTGTGGCCAATACGGCTCACGGTTCGCATCCGTACACAGCGGGTGAGCTTCAGGTGAACATCATCGGTTACGACCCCTAATCTCTAAACTAGGAGGGGCCTAAAACCCCTCCTTTCTTATATGAGGATTGATTAATGGTTGACCACGCTTCTTTAACAGGCGCTGCCCTTCATGAACCTAAAGGTGTTGAAAACGCTACTGCTGGTGATGTTTACGTAGCTGATGGTGTCGGTAGTGGCGCTTGGGATATCTTAGACTATACGTCTCTTCCTACTGGTACTGTTATTGGTTTTGCGTATACACAGAGTCAGACTGGTGCTGACTACACTTCAACTATCCCATCAGATAGCACAATCCCTCAGAGCTCAGAAGGCACTGAGGTTTTATCTGTTTCTATTACCCCTAAACTCTCAACCAGTCTTTTAAAGGTTGAGGTTCAGTTGTCTGCTTCTGAAAAAGGAAACACACAAGACTTTCTTACTGCTGCTCTTTTTCTTAACTCTGAAACTGATGCCAGAGCTGCTGTACAAGTAGGTGCTATGTACAGCACACCTATGGGGAACAACGGCTCCATGATTTACACTATGGTAAGCGGAAGCACTTCTGTGAAAACCTTTAAAGTCCGTTGTGGTATGGACGCAAATGGGGCTTGGTGTTTCAATAAAAACTGGTACCAAAACACTCTTGGTGGTACTTTTATTTCTTCAATTACTGTTACTGAAATCAAGGCTTAAATACTTTGTCTAAGCTTTCTCTTTCTAGTTTTACTAATCTTCAATCAGGTTCTGCTATTACTGCGTTGAATAACAACTTCGCAGCGATCATACTTGCTATGGAGAATACTCTTTCAAGAGATGGTACTTCTCCTAATAAGATGGGTAGTAATCTGGACATGAACAGCTATAGGATTAGTAATCTTGTCGCTGCTGTTTCTGATACAGAACCTGTTCGATTGAAAGAGTTCCAAGATGGAATGGATGACTTAGAGACTACTGTTCAAAGTATTGCTAGCACGACTCAAGGTTATTTAAACCAGGTTATCACTTTATACGACAATTTCGACGATATTTATCTTGGTGATAAAGCTTCAGACCCCACTGTAGACAACGACGGAAACACTTTACAGACTGGTTCTATCTATTGGAATACCACTACTAATATTATGAAGGTTTGGACAGGTTCTCAGTGGACTGGTGTCATTTCCACAACCTCAGGATTCCTTTTAGATGACTTGGGTGATGTTACTATTACTTCAGCTACTACTGGTGATGTTCTGCGTTTTAACGGTACACAGTTTGTAAACTACCCTGATTCTAACTACGCAGCTAGTTCCCACACACACCCTTCTTCTCAGATTACTGATTTTACTGAGGCTGCCCAAGACGCTACAGGAGCTATGGTTGACACCACTCTGGTGTATACTGATAGTACTCCTCAGTTAGGCAGAGCAGCTATTTCGGGGCATATTTCAATTCCTTCTGGAAGTAATACTGCTTCTTTGTCGTCTTTTACTATTGCTCAGTTGAATGCAGCTATTTCAGATGCTGATGCTTCTGTCGTAGGGCACACACATACACTAGCAGATGTAACCAACGTAACTATTACTGCTGCTAATTTAAATACATTAGACGATGGTGCTGACACCACCCTACACTTCCACTCTTCAGATAGAGCAAGAGCCAACCATACTGGTTCTCAAACAGCCTCAACTATTTCAGATTTCGATGAAGCTGCGCAAGATGCTGTTGGGGGTATTCTAACAACCTCTTCTGAAATCAGCTTTACTTACAGTGATGTAACTCCAAGTATCACTGCTGCTCTTGTGGCAGGTAGTATTGATGAATCTAAATTGGATTCCTCTGTCAACGCCAGTTTAGACCTTGCAGACTCAGCAAGTCAGCCGGGACATACTCATTTGTTGTCTAATGTAACAGATGTCACTATTACAGCGACTAATTTAAATACCCTTGACGATGGAGCAAATACTTCTCTCCATTACCACTCTTCAGACAGAAATAGGTCTAACCATACAGGTTCGCAGTTAGCTTCCACCATCTCGGATTTCACTGAAGCTGCTCAGGATGCTGTAGGTGGAGCATTTAACTCTACATTAGTTTATACTGATGGTTCAAATGCTATGGGTCGTGCGTCTATCTCAGGGCATATTTCTATTCCCTCAGGTAGTAATACAGCTTCTCTTTCGTCCTTCACTATGGCACAACTTGATGCTGCTGTCTCTGATGGTAACGTCTCATATGTCGGTCATGGTCACGCTATCTCTGATGTGACTTCTCTTCAGGCTACCCTTGATGCTAAGCAGCTCGGTATTCAGTTCAAAGATGAAGGTTCTAACGTTGGTACATCAGGAGCGATTACCAGTATTGACTTTGTTGGTACAGGTGTTACTGCTTCCGCAATTGGTAACGCCTTAACTGTAACCGTCTCAGGTGGTGGCGGTGGTGGTTTGTCCGACGGTGATTATGGGGATATTACTATCTCTGGAGGTGGTGGCGCTTTAACTATTGACAACGATGTTGTAACCTTTGCAAAGATGCAGAACGTTGCTGCTAACTCTGTTCCTGCAAGAGCAGCTAGCACCAGTGGTGATTTATCTGAAGTCTCGTTGGCTTCTTCTCAGTTGCTAGGTCGAGGTTCAACAGGTGACGTATCCGCTATCTCTTTAGGTACTGGTCTTTCTATGTCTGGTACTACTGTTAACGCTGACACACAAACCCCTTGGGGGCATATTTTATCTATTCGTTTTGGTATGGTTTAGGAGACTTATTGAATGGCTGCAAATACAAATCCAATCTTTACAATTAAAGGTGATATTTCCAGTAACGACGGGACTACTATGCCGCAGGTTATTACTGCGCAGGCTAACGACTATACTGGCATCGACACCGACTACGCATTGATTTGGACTGCTGACTCTACTAGCGGTGGTTATCTAAGAGGTCTTAAGTTTGTGGCAGCAGGTACGAACGTCGCTACAGTAGCCCGTGTCTTTGCCAACAACGGCTCAGCACAAACTACAGCTACGAATAACACAATGATTGGACAGATTTCTCTCCCTGCCACAACCGCAAGCAATACTGCTATGACTGCTGAACTATACTTACCTATTGATATGGCCATCAATCCCGGCTTCCGTATCTACGTTGGTCTAGCTACCGCAGTTGCTGCTGGTTGGGTTGTATCGGCAGACGCAGGTCAGTACGAGTAATAACCAATGTCAATGCCTTTACATCTTCCTGAACGCGCCCGTGCTTTCACTAGGCGCTTTCCCGGTTGGGCTACTGTAACTAATACACAGTGGATTCCGTATAAAATTCCTTCAGGCATCACAATGCTGTTCTTCATCGTCATTGGTGGCGGTGGTTCAGGCGCAGGCGGCAGCAACGGTGCTGGCGCGAACGCTCCGGGTGGAGGCGGCGGTGGCAGTTCTGCTGTCACACGCCTCATTATGCAGACGAAGTATCTGCCCAAAGTGCTTTACTTGCAAGTCGGCGCTGGTGGTGCGGACGTTGCGGGCAACACGGCTGGAAACCCCGGCATTCTGAGTTATGTCGCGGTCGCGCCTAACACAACGGCTTCCAACGTCCTTGCTGTGTCTGGCGCAGCCGCTGCTGGCGGTGGCGCTGTTGCCGGTACGGCTGGCGCTGCTGGGACAATCGCCACAATTGCTGCAATGCCTCTTGCTGGCATGGGGCAGTTCTCATTCATCGCAGGTCAGGCCGGTACTGCTGGCTCGAACGCTGCTGCTGGTGTTAACCAGACTATTCCCGTCACAAGCGTCATCACCATGGGGGGCACAGGCGGCGGCGGTGTCTCGACAACAATAGCAGGGTTCAACGGAGGCGGTGTTACAGCAATCGCCAACTCTTTGTTCGGAAACCTGATGCCTACTGTCGGTGGTCCTCTTGGGACTGGTGTTGCAGGAGGTGACGGAAGCGGCGGCTTTGAGTTCCCAGGCCTTCCATTCTTTTTTCCCGGTCTTGGTGGCGGTGGTTCTAATACAGCAACTGCTGGTAACGGTGGTCCAGGTTCCTATGGTTGTGGCGGTGGGGGTGGAGGTGCGGCCAACGGCGCTGTCGGTGGTCGTGGTGGTCGTGGTGGCCAAGGTTTAATCATCATTTCGGGATGGTAAAGAAGGCTTTCTATTTCCTTATGTGTGCTTCAGCTTTCCCTGAACTTGTCATTAGACGTAGACTTTTCCCTAGACAACCTTCTGAAGAAAGTGTTGCTTGGCAAGAAAACGAGTCTTATTACCACAATTGGAAAAACCAAGGCGCAGAGTCTTTAAGGGCAGACCCAAGTTATTACGCTAAACTTTTCTCTTTCTTGACGGTTTTAGGAGTTCTAGGATGGTTGATTTAAACGAAAGATTGGCTGTCCTAGAGACACAACAGAAAGCGCAGGAAACACACAACCTTACAATTGAAAAGAAGGTTGATGAAATGCACGATGTTATTATGCAACTGAAAGGCGCTAAATGGTTCGGTTGGTTTATTGCTGCCGCACTTGGTTTCTTAGTATCAAACGCAGTTACTATTGCGAACTACTTACAAGGAAAGTAAAATATGAAAAACATTTTCACAGCTATTGTTCTTTTTGCACTGGCTCTTGTTTTAGCTCCGGTAGTCGCCTCAGCTAACTCTTGCGGTCCTAATGTCCCTACTCAAGACCAGTTTTTAACACAGGCTATGGGTAATGGGTTGAAGGTCTATACGTTGACTGATGCAGCTCAGGTTAAACTTAGAACGTTGATTAATAGTGTCCGTAGTAGACATGGTGCTCCGTTAAGAACAGAAACTTCGAAGTTTTTCTTTGCAAGTATTGAGGTAAATACCACTGGTGTGGTCTTTATGGATAAAGGTTGTGTCCTTCCAGACTCAGTACTTCAGATTCCCTCAGCAGGTTTGGCTTCGCTATTCCAAGCTGCTGGTATCAAAGACAATGAAATTGTAGAGTATCGAGATGCTTAAACTTACACAGAGAGACCGACAGAGGTTAAAGGGTGTCCATGCGGACATTCTTAAGGTTATTGATAAATACCTTGAAATTGGTACAATTCCAATTATAATTGTAGAGGGGGTTAGAACCCTTGCTACACAAAAGAAATACGTTGCTAGAGGTGCGTCTACCACTCTTCGTTCTAGGCATTTAACAGGACACGCTGTTGATATTGCGCCTAAAGATACCCCTATGTCACACTGGCCTCCGTATTATAAGATTGCAGAGGACATGAAAAAGGCTGCTAAGGCAGTCGGCGTGCCTCTTGAATGGGGTGGGGACTGGAAGAGATTTAAAGATGGACCGCACTGGCAGCTTCCTTGGGCTAAATACCCTGCTAAGATGCCCGCAGAAGCTCAGAGAGCGACTTCTCGCACCCCAGACACCGAAGGTGCCTCAGCCGTAAGAAAGGCCTCTATGTTCAGCGTAGGCGGTTTCTCAGGCTCAGGTGTTGCCCTTGGTGACACGTTAACAACCATTTCAGACGCTTTATCAGGACAGCAGTATGAACTCACTTCCGGCGATATTATTCGGATTGTTATTGCTGGTGTTATTATTGCTACCACACTGGCGGGTCTTTGGATGACCTACCGTAGCTATAAAGACAGTCAGGAAGCACCGGAGGTTGGTTAATGTGGTTGACATGGGTACTAAGTTTTCTGACGAGCAAGATTGGTCGGATTGTTGCGATTTTGGGTACAGGCTTTCTAGTGGGCCTCTGGACTGGCAACAGTCTGACCGTGAAATACTACAAAGCAGGCGAAATAGCTGCTCTGAACGAACAGATAAAGAGAAACAAAAAGGTCATCGAAGCTCAGACAAAGTACGCTTCTGAGCTGAGGGACAAAGAATTAAAACTTGAAGAGGAACTTGAAAATGCACTTGAAGAAGCTCGGAAGAGTCCTACCGCTGGTAATGTTGGGCTTCCTTCTGACAGCGTGCGGAGGCTCAACAAAGTTAGATAAACCTGGACTTCAGGCTGCTATTGATAGTAAGCTTTTGGAGAGGTGCTCTAGGCCTATTAAACTACCCGATAGAGAGTTAACTCAACTTGATATTGAAAGGTTTTGGGCTAAAGACAGGGCTGAATTAGTTAAATGTGGTTTAAGTAAAGAAAAGCTTGTTGCTATTTTAAGGATGAAGCGTTAATGAAAAAAACTCTTTTACAAATGGTGCAAGAAATCTTGGCCGCTTTAGATAGCGACGAGGTCAACAGCTACGCAGACAGTACTGAAAGTTTACAGGTTGCTAGTATTATCGAAAACACGTACTGGGATATTGTTTCACAGTCGTCCTTTCCAAAACTGCACACACCATTTGAATTGACTTCGTCAGGAAACCCCTCACATCCAAATCTCATGACCTTACCAGAAGACTACCTGACAATAGCATGGATTAAATACGACCAGTCTACTACAGACAACGCTGATGCTGGTTATTTTGACGTGCAATATGTTGACCAAGGAGAGTTCTTGCGTATGATGTACAGCATGGACTCTACGGACACAAATGTAACAGCGTACGAATATACTCTCTCTTCTGGAGATACTATGAATATTCGTTGCTATAACGACAGGCCTCCTAACTACTACACATCTCTAGACGATAATCTACTTATCTTCAACAGTTTTGACGCAACACAGGGTTCTACACTACAGGCAGACAAGTCCTTGGCTTATGGTGAAAAGAAACCTACGTGGACTATGAACGACTCTTTTGTACCAGACTTACCGGACAAACAGTTTACTATTCTGAGGAATGAAGCAAAAGCAACAGCCTTTGCAGAACTAAAACAGACGACCAACACAAACGCAGAAAGAAAAGCTAGACGCGGTTGGGTTACGTCACAAAAGACTTCTAGAAAAATAAACAACCCTAGAAACGAGTTAGATAGAACACCAAATTACGCGAGGTAATATGCCTAAGACAAGAGAAGACTTTGTACCATATGAGCTTGCTGACATCATTGATGATGAAGCAGAATTTGAAAATGGTGGTAGATTAAGAACTATCGAGATTGATAACAACACTGTGACTATTCAGAGCGAAGACCCTTACGGATTTTGGCGGATTAAACTTAAGAAGGGAAATCTACCAGACAAACTGAAAGGTAACTATACAAGTTTTGATTTAGCTTTGCGTGATGTTAATATTTGGTTACAGAATAAGAAAGAGCCTTTGCTCAGTTCATTGAAGGATAAGTAATTTGGCTAGGAACACAGGTGCAAAAGTTGAGAGGACGTTTTCTAAGGGTCTTGTAACTGAGGCCACTGGTTTAAACTATCCTGCTGACTCTTGCCCAGACACCTACAACTGCGTGTTCGACGAGAAGGGCCGTGTTTCACGTCGCCTTGGTTTTGAATATGAACAGGGTTATGAGACAGATGTTTTTGACAGGTCATCTGGTGTAACAACTGAATACTATTGGGAAAACGCTGGCTCTACTGGTATTGTTAACTTAGTTGTTGTTCAGTTTAAGAACATGCTTTACTTCTATAAAGAAAGTCTTACAGGAGCTTTATCTGCAAGCTATGCTTCGCTTTCAATAAACCTCAATACGTACGCAGCTGGTGCTACAACAAATATTCCACTTTACAACTGCCAGTTCACACAGGTAGCTGGTAAGCTTTTCGTAGCACATCCTTTGTGCGAGCCTTTTTACATATCCTATAATGACTCAGTGCCTAGTGTTACTGGTACTGTAATTAATATAAAAGTACGTGATTTAATCGGTGACACAGCAGACACTTACTACAACGATGCAAAAACCAGACCAACGGCAACAACAGCTACAGTTGGTTCTGCGCATATGTACAATCTATATAATCAGGGTTGGGCTGCAAACGTCAGAACAGTCACACCTTCTACTGCAAACCCTGTTACTTACTGGGACTCTGTGCTTAGCACTATTCCAAGCAACGGTGACGTTTGGTATCTTTTTAAAGACGCAAACGAATTGTTCGACCCTGCTAATTGGGCGGACAGAACAGCAGTGGGTAACGCACTTGCACCTAAAGGCTTCTATATTTTAAATCCTTTTGATACAGATAGAAGTACTCAGAGCGGTTTTTCTGGTGTCACTGAAACAACCTCTAACGACATCAGACCATCAGCTATCGCTGCTTACGCAGGAAGAATTTGGTATGCTGGTGTGAACGCTGACGGTTACTCACAGAAAATTTACTATTCTCAGGTGGTTGTAAAAGGTGATGAATACGGTTTTTGTTACCAGAGCAACGACCCTACTTCTGAAGTGTCAAACGATCTTTTACCTACAGATGGCGGTGAGCTTTCAATTCCTGAAGTAGGAAGCATTATCAAGTTGTTCCCCATGCAGAGCAATCTTTTGATCTTTGGAACTGGTGGTATCTGGATGCTTTCTGGTAGCCAGGGTCTTGGATTTAATCCGACAGACTATTCAGTTGTTAAGATTTCTAGCACTCCAGCGCTCTCAGCACTTTCGTTTGTAGACGTTTACGGTGTCCCTTTGTGGTGGAATACTGACGGCGTCTTTACCGTGCAGTCTGACCAAGTCACAGGAAATGCTGCTGCAAAGTCTTTGACAGACACGACTATTAGAGCTTTTGTTGACGAAATTCACCCGACTATGAAGAAATACGTAAAGGGTGTGTTTAACAAATACTCAAAAACAGTTCAGTGGTTGTTTAGAAGCACAAACACCGAAGACTTAGAAAACACATTTGAATACGACCGTATTCTTGTTTACAACGTTTTAAATGGTGCCTTCTATCCATGGACAGTGCCTGCTGCTAACCCTACTATTAACGGTTTGATTGTTTCTAGAGGACCTAGCTCTGGTACTGTAGCAGAGAATGTTGTAGATAGCGGTGGTGTTGTTGTGACAACTCTTGGTGGTGAAACAGTAACAGTAGAAGTCTACACTACGTTAAACCCTAACTACTCTTTTAGATATTTAACTACAAAAAAGACAGCGAGCACTTCTTTCAGTACTACGTGGTCCCAGACGATCAATACTACGTATAAGGATTGGGGTGAAGTTGAGACTGAAATTGATTATAACAGCTATTTCTACACAAATTTTGAATTGGACGGTGACGGCCAACGTTTCTTCCAGAACAACTACATGGTGGTTTTTCTAGACACAGTCTCAAATGGTAGTTGTTTTATGGAGCCTTGGTGGGAATATGTAACAACTTCGTCCAGCGCTAGAGTCGGAAATCCCCAGCAGGTATATCCTTCTTCGCCCGGGTCCTTTAACACGCTGCAAAGGCGTCTTAAGGTGAGGGGTAAAGGCAGGTCTGTACAGTTCCGTTTCTATTCAGAAACAGGTAAACCGTTCTCATTAGTTGGTTGGAGTATTTGGAGTACACAAAACAGTGGAGTTTAATTTACGACACGCAGAAGAAACTGATTTCGAAAACATCAGTAATTCTGTTTTTAAAGCTTTCACAGAAAGTCCGTATAAAGACCAATATACGTTTAATCAACAGAGAGTAGTAAGTGTGTTAAAACACATGCACTCTTTAGGCAAACAGGGAGCCATTCTTCTTATTGCAGAGGACAAGGAAAAGAATATCGTAGGTTTGTTTTTAGCTATGTTGTCTTTTACTTCAGCAGGACTGGAGCCTATGGCGTCAGAAATTCTTTGGTGGGTGTCACCTGACTATAGAAAGACAAGACTTAGTATCACTTTTATTGAAGCCTTTGAATTTTGGGCTAGTAAGCTTGGTGTTACTAAACTCGTTTTAGGAAGCATGGAAAACAACCACGTTAACGCAATCGACAAGTTCTATCGAAAGCGTGGGTACACTCTAACAGAAAGAACGTATTTTAAGGAGTTAAAAAACAATGGCATTCGCAACTAGTACTATTATCGCAGCTATTGGTTTAGCTATTGCAGGTGCAGGTGCTGCCACTACTTACGCAGGTGCGCAGAAAGCGTCTAAAGCACAGAAGCGTCAAGAAGGTATTAGGAACCAGCAGATGCAGTTAGACATCATGCGAAAGCGTCGTGAGACAGTTCGTAAGATGTTAGCGGCTAGAGCATTGGGTATTTCTAACGCAACCATACAGGGAGCAGTTGCAAGCGACAGTGCTGTGCAGGGCGGTATCAGTCAGGCAGTAGGTACGGCTAACGTTTCCTCTATGGAGCTTGGACAGAACGCTGAGTTAGGTACTGCTATGTTTGCAGCTAATGCGCAAGAAGCCGAGGGTCGTGGTACCGCCAGCTTAGGTGGTGCTATGCAGAGTTGGGGTTCTGGTATGATTAATCAGTCACAACAGATTTCAAGAGTAGGGGCCACTTTTGGTCTTTGGAGAAATGCTTATTAATGTCTGACGTTTACACACTCATGGACGAACAAACAGAAGAGACTGCTGAATACAGTCTTGACTCTGATAAAACTATTGGCAAGTCCTTACCAAAAGACAAGGTTACAAACAGGGCTGTAAAAGCAGCTGTTGCAACTGGTGGCGACGTTAAAGAACTTGAGAAGACTTTTTCTTCTCCAGAAGCTGAGGCTATGTTCAGAGACAACTTAGCCAGACAGGCTGAGATTGATTTCCGTCAGCAGAAACTTGATATGTTAGATGCTTTGGCGAGTGACGGCAAGCCTGTTGACAAAGTAAAAGCACAGATGATCTTGGCGCTGACACAAGACGATCTTAAAAAACCTTTGGTTGATGATGAACTAGAAAAGAGATTCTCTGAAAACGCTTATCGTTTACTTGTTGCAAACACTACAAATGACGCTTACGTTAAGTCTATGGATAAAGACCCAGAGACTACTTCAGCGTATCAAGATGCAGCAGTATCCTTTACAACCACGATGGAGTATATCTTAAAACTCCACGAAGACAACAATGATTGGGATGAAACGTCTATTCCTGGTTTCATTTGGAACATTGGTGAACAGTTTATTCCGTTTAAATCCGCGTGGAATAAGTTTGATAGTGAAGCTTACGGCATTGCTACCGGAGACAATATGAGTTCTCAGGTAGAAAACCTGTGGCTTCTTCCTACTGAAGAGCGTAACGCAAAAATTAAAGAACGCTACGACTTAATTAAATCGTACAATCCTCTTGACGCTCAGGAGTGGTTGATGAACGTTTATCGTTATGGTCAGCAGCAGTCTACTATTGATAACGTGTTTGACGCTGTAGACGCAGCCTCTCTTGTACCTGTAGGCACACTTGCCAAGGGTATTAAAGGCGCTAAGACTGCTGCAAAGGGTGTTGACCCTGCTCTTGAAGCAGCCTTTGACGTGACTAGGAAACTGACTGACCTTAGAAGAGAAGAAGGTGTTGTTACTGAGAAACTCTCTAAAAAGCTTTTTGGCAAAGACATTCCTGAGTTAAAGAAAAAGAGAGACGAATTAAGAGAACAAATCAGATCGCTTGAAGAAAAAAGGAATACTAAAGAAAGCATGAAAACTGCTGCTAAGGTTCTGGCAACAGAAAACCTTGACGCAGTAAAAACGCTTGCAAACTCAGGTAATGTTGCGCAAGCTGTGGACGTAGAAGTATCAAGAGAGATTCGTTCCTCCTTGTCTGGTGGTAACCGTCTGTCTGACGCTAAGGCTTTGGAGAACAAACTGATGTCTATGTACAATCCTGGTGCGTGGATTGGAGACTCTAAAAATCTTTCTGGTGAGGCTTCTAGACGTATTCTTGAAGGTATCACACATGTAAAGGACACGTTGAAAAAGATACACGCTAATCCTACACAGGCTCTTCGTTACACTGAAGAAGCTTTGCAGAGTGCTGTTGAAGCAACTAGGTCTAAGCTTCGTACTATGTATGTTAACGCTTCTGACAGTGTCATCGATGCTAGATGGAAGGTTATCCGACAGGAAGACACCGAAAGCCAAGTGTCTAGTGTTGTTATGTCATTAGGAGACACTAACGCTCTTCCGTTCAAGACAGCGGACGATGCTGCACAGGCAGCTGACCACCTATATCAAATTCCTGACAAAGCGTACACTGTTGAAAATGTAGGTAACGGTTATGTTGTAGAGGTGTCCGCCCCTATTGACGAAACCAGTCCTGCTTTCACTAGTCTTCTGGTTACGACAAATAATCAAACACCTAAGTCAGTAGCTAACACTCTGTTAGGTTTCTGGAGAACTCCAGAAGACTTGCTGTCTCCTTTGTCGAGACAGAATAGAAACGTAGTAACACCTCTTGCACAAGAGACTGCGCGTATTTTCCAAGAAGCTCTTGCACCTAGTTTAGAGCTTCTTACAAAAGAACAGTCGTCTCGGCTTAATCAGATCATGAAGATCAATAGAGATTTTCAGAAGGGTGACGAACGTGGTCGTTGGTTTGACTCTGTTGCAGAGTACGAACAGACATATTATGATACATTTAAGGCTTGGCCTACAGAGGCTGAGACAGCTGCGTATATGGCAGTGCGTGAGATGTCAGACTTTGACTGGGCTGTGCGCTCCTTGACTATCTATAGGGATAGAAAGTCTCAGGGTCTTATGAGGATTAAACACAAGTTCCGTGTTGAAGTTCTTGACGAAGGTGTAGGTACAGCTGGTTCTAACGACCCTTCAGACACTGTTTGGAAGTATAAACTCGAAGATTACGAAGTTGACTTTAACGGCAAGCAGGTAGACAGCTTACCGATTGCTGAGAAGGGCGACAATCCTGGTGTGTTTATTCTGGAAGAAGGCGCTTCTGCTAAGTCCAAGTGGTCTTTGTTGTCGGATGTAGACAGAAAAGAAATTGACAAACTGGTTAAGGAACAAGGCTACCGTATTTACCAGACTGAAAGTCCTTTAGATCGCCCATTCAAGATGTTGAAAGATGGCGACCAAGACGCTTCTTTTGTTATCTTCAAAGGTGGTACACAGAGAAACTTAGATGTTACTGAACAGCTTCCGTATGGGGCAGGTTTTCACGTAGAGTACCCACCGGGTTTCTACACAAAAGTGCCTATGTTTTATAGGGATAAGGCTGGTCGCCGTATCTACGGTAGTGACAAATCTCTTATGTTCCACACTACAGAAGCACAGGCTAAGAAGTATTACAAAGCTTTTGATGAGGCTCGCTTGCTGTTGAAGGACGGCAAGACGGATGAACTCGCTGTCTTTTTAAAGAACAACCTACCACACTCTTTGCAAGAGTTTACTAATCTGTACACAAAGGGTGGTTTGGATGTGGACGTTCCTGTATTTTACACTAAGTCAGGACAGTCAACGCGAGAAGCTTCAAAACAGCATCTTGGTGCAAACGCGAAGCTCTTTGATGGTGCTGTGGACTTAAACGAAAGCAAATACAATCTCGGCTCAGCTGTGAACAGAAAGTTCGCACAGGAAAAGAATATTGAGCTTCCCTCTGTTGAAAAGGGTGCTGAAGGAAATCCTGTATTCTCCTATCGTGGTTCGCATACAATTGACCCTCTGTCTACCATGAACAGAGCAATGCACCAGCTTGTTCGTATGACTGTTTACGACAATTACCAGAAGCAGGCTATCTCTACATTCATTGAAGAGTTCGCTAACCCATTAACTAATGGTGGTTCTGTTACCAAACGTAGTATTGACAGCATCCGTAAAAATCCCATTTCATTTATTCTTGACCCTATGTGGGAAACAGACGTATTAGATAAAGCGAAACTAGCAGCGGCTAAGAATTCACACAGGGCACTAGTGAACTTACTGGGTATGCCGAGCGACCTATCACGCAATCTGGACTGGATTAACAACAAGCTTCTCAACTTTGTGTACAATAAATTTGGGGACTCTGCTGTTGAAAAGGTCGCAGACTTTGCACATACAAAGTTAACAGACCCTGCTAAATACGCTAGGTCTCTTGCGTTTCATAAAACGCTTGGTTTGTTCATTCCCACCCAGTTGTTCTTGCAGGGACAGAGTATTGTACATGCTATTGCTGTAACAGGCAACATTAGCCGAAGCTATAAAGCAGGGGCAGGCGCAAGTCTTATGCGACTGTTGTCTTTGACAGATAACCCGAATGTAATTAAAGGTTTCGCTAAGAAGGCTAAGTTCTTCGGTTGGAACGAAGGTGACTTTGAAGAAGCTTTCAGACTAATGAGAGAAACAGGTGTGTGGAACGTGGAAGGGGACGTTGCGTCCCTAGATGACATGACATCCGCTAAGCTGTTCTCTTCTCGTGGACAGAAGTTCTTAGATAAGGGGACTATCTTCTTCAAAGAAGGTGAGCGTTTTGTCCGCCTTAACGCATTTAATACAGCGTACTTAGAGTGGAAGGCTACTAACGTCGGTAAGAAGCTGGACATGAGAGAGTTGTCTAAGGTCTTGACGCGTTACGATGACCTTGCCTTAAACATGACTAGGAAATCTACAGCTGCTTTCCAGCAGGGTATTTTCTCACTGCCTACACAGTTTTCTACTTATCAGATTCACTTGATGGAGCAGCTGTTGGGTAAGCGTTTAACTAAGGCTGAAAAGGCCAGAGCTTTAACTACGTATTCTGCTCTGTACGGTTTACCTGTAGGGTTGACTGCTGCTGTGCCATTGTGGCCTTTTGGGCAGGACATTAAACAGGCGGCACTTGAAAGGGGTATAGATACTAATGATGGTGTGATGGATTTGCTTGTTAATGGTATCATGTCCAATGCACTTGAACTTGCCACAGGCAAGGAGACGAATATTGGTGAGCGTTACGGGCCTTCCGGTTTGTCGTTCATTAAAGACGCAGTCAAGGGTGATAAGACAATGGTAGAGTTGTTCTTCGGTCCTTCTGGGCAAGCATCAGCAGACTTTGTCAGTCTGTTTGGAAGCTTTGCTCCGTTGTTCTCCGCAATGGCTGATGCAGACCCTAACTCAGGTAATACAAACTACCCGCTCTTACCTGAAGACATTCTACAGCGTTTACGTACGATTTCTTCTGTTAACAATGCTGTTAAGTTCTACGTAGCCGCAAACCACTCAAAGTTCATTTCTAAAAATGAAATGTACCAAGTGGACGCTGACGCCATGGATGGTGTCCTTTCTGGTTTGTTTGGTGTGGACCCAAGAAGCCTTTCTGAAAGTTACATCATGCTGGAATCTGTAAAAGAGGTGAAAGCGTATAAAGAACAAAAGATGCGTGACGTATCAAAGAACTTACGACGCGCAGCTGAAAACGCGAACAACCCAGAAGAACACGCTAGATACATCCGCGCTGCTAGACTTGATGCCATTGACGGTGGTTTGACACCTAGAGACTGGCAGAGGGCAATGGAAAATGCCGTGTCTGGTATGACTACTTCTTTTGGAGAGTCAATGAATGAACAGTTTATTCGTAGCGCTCCTCCTAATGAAGTCTGGAAGAGACGGGAGTTTATCCTAAATAGAAACAAGGAAAAGAATTAACAATGGCTGATTTTAACTTTAGTGTAGACGTGGCCGCTCCTGATTACACTGGTGTCTCTAGAGGGTACACTAGCGGTAAAGAAGCTGTTGCTGGTTTGTTTAAAGACGTTGGTGAGTTAGGTCTTGCTGCTGTCTCTATCGCAGACCAGAACAACTTACAGAACCAAAAAAGGATGATTGAGGAAGGTACAGCCAGTATCTTAAATGACTTTGGTTTCAGAACCGAGGGTAACGATAGTACTGGAACACCACCTGAATTACAGGATTACTCTAAACAGCTTGGGAAAGTGTATAAAGCGTATACTGCTGGTGTGCTTAAAGAGTCTAACTTCCAAATCAGAATTGACGCGCTTAGTCGTAAGGTCAGAGCGCAGTACCCTGGTTACCAAGCGGAGATTGACGGTGTCATCTCTGAAACGCTGAATAGGTCTACAGCTAACGATTTGCGTAGAACACTTATTTCAGAGTGGAATGCAGAACAGGAAGGGGCTGACGCAGACGACAAGAAGTACGCGCAAGAGATTTCTGATTGGCGAGACAAGGGTTTATACGCTGAGTTCCCTGACTTTGAAACAAGGCAGGAGTCAGGAAATCCGTATTCTAAAGCTGAAGTCAGAACTAGAATGGGTAAGAGGTTGTCTTTGGACTACGCTATTAAAGCAGAAAAGGACGAACTCGAACTCCAAGATAAAAAGGGAAATCTTCTTGAAAAGAAAACAATCGAAGTAGCGTATAGAGAAGCTTCGCGTGTTGCTGATGATATTATCAAATCAGGAACGAACGCTACAGACTTTGGTCCTATGTTAAAGAAGGTCTTGGAAAAGGGCGCTACTGATTGGACAGATGATGACATCGCTGGTATTACAGCACAGTATGCTCAGTTAGAAGCCAAAGCAAAGACGCAAATCTTAACTGTCTTGCAGGACAGGACCTATGACAAAATCTCTAAAGAAGACAGAGATAAGATTGTATCTCGTGCTCTTGAACCTCTGGGTATTGTCAAAGAGGCTTTGTTACAGAAAGACGTAGGTCTTTTAAACGTTTTCAAAACCATGGCCAACACACAAGCAGATAGAGACATCGCTAACTACCTTGGTCTTGGTAAGAACGCTTCCGCAAAGGCTGAAGTCGCCAGAAAACTTAAAGTATTCGAGAGTGTATTCGGTCCTGAGGCAAAGCAGTGGCTTTACCAAAACCCGGATGTACAGGACGCTACGATGAGCGCGATTAATTCTTTGATGTTATCAGAGTTAGCTGACGGAACTCCAGCGGATAAGATTGTTGCGGATGTTAAGAAGAGTATGCCGGACAACCCGATTGGAGCGTCAACAGATGCTTTCGTAACCAACTCCATGAAGATGCTTACTGCACCTACAACTTCACCAGAAGGCAAGAAACAGATTGTAGAGTCGTTCTTTGGTGAAGGCAATAGTAAGTTCTTGACTAAGTTCTCAGAGAAGGTGAACAGCAAATCTGGTAAAAGCGACAGGATGCTTGCATTTGAAAAGATGATGTCACCTGCCGTTACACAAGCAGTTGTTGAAGCGGCAAAGACCGACCCAACCTTACTTGAGAAATACAAAGCGTCTATGGGGCAAGCTTTTGGTGCGTTGTTCAAGAAAGACATTGACACAATCTCCTATGGCAGACAGTTCTCTGATAACTTAGCTATTTCGTTTAATCCTGAGACTCTTCAGTTTGAGGCGAAACCTAAGGCGCTTAGCAAGACACAAGCGGTTATGTACAAGAACTTACTATTGCCTTCACCTATGAATACTTTCGGTGGTATCTATGGCGCTATTGAATACTGGAAAGGTTCAAAAGCCAAAGCCAGTATGGATAACGTTAACAGGTATATAACTATGCTAACACCAGCTATGGAAGCGGTAGGAGCAAATCCTAACGAGGCTCTTGTGGAGCTGTTTGTTGCAAACGGAGCCATCGGTGGCGAGATGCAGGGTAGTTTCTGGAGTCAACTTGGTACTGCCTTGGAGAAGGGTATTGAAAGTGACAAGAAACTCTCAAAGAAAATGCGTACAGGCGAGCCTTCAAATGAAGGTATATTTGACAATAGAGAAACAGTAGACACTGGAAGAAAGGCCCTACGAGACTTTATCGGTCAAGCAGAGGGCGCTGATTACAACACAATGTTTGGTGGTGACCGTGTGCCATTGACTAAGATGACTATCGGTGAAGCTATCTCTATGGGTAGGTACAACAGAAAACTAGACCCTAAAAACAGGTCTACAGCTGTAGGTAAATACCAGATCATTGAAGAGACTTTACGTAGAGCTATGAAGGGCGCTGGTTTCACTGAAGACACGTTGTTTAATGAAGAGACACAGGACGCACTTGCTGATTGGCTTATTGATAATGAAGCAGGTGGTGGTAAGGACGCTGCAAGTCTTGCGTCCATCTGGGCGTCACTTCCTAAAGACGAGTCTGGTGCAGGTGTTTACGATGGAGACAAACTAGGTAATAAAGCTAGGGTGTCTTACAAAGACCTTCTCTCAGTCTTACAACAGTAAATAAAAGAACCCCGGAAGAGCAATCCTCCGGGGTTTTTCTTTAGTACATTAACAGAAAAATTATAAACAGTAAAATCAGTAGAGGGAAAAAGGCTTCTTCCATTATGTCTTAATCTTTCGAATGTTTGTTATACACCCAAGTGGAATCGTGATCGACTGATTATACTCTACTCTACCATTAACACCTTTAGTAGCAGATAGGGTAAGAAAATCAGCAGTGTGAGTAATAAGGAAGCCATAGGATACACACGCATGAGGAGGCGTTCCAACTCCAGTACCTCCTTCGACTTCCCATCCTGAGAAACAGATAATATCATTCCAAAATACCTCAAGAAAATCTCCTACTTTATACGCTACTTTTTTAGGCATTAATGAAATCCAGATTTGGTGGGGTGTAATTAGGACCCTTTAGAACCTTACCGTCTTCTCTTTTTAAAGGTTTACCATCTACCAGTTTAGACATATTACTACGATGAACTTCGTTGAATACTCTGTCGATGTCAATACCGAAAACATCTGCTGTTCCATAAGCCACGTAGAGGACATCGGCAATTTCTTTAGCCACCTTCTGTTTGTCTACCTGACCTTTTAGATAGATAGCCGGGCCTAGTTCTTCTGCGAGTTCTTCGTACTCTTCGTAGACTAGTGTTTCTCGTAAGCCTGCTAAGTGGGCAGAGGGCGGCCAGCTATTACGCTCTGTCCCCATTGCTTCATGAAACTCTTGAACCTTTTCAAAGTTAGTTAGTGGGCCGATCATCAGTACCTACCTTTCGCATTTCGTATGAGATTAAGAACACCATGCAACACCCTGCGTGCCACAAGTGACTTCTCTGAGATTCAGGGTCTAACTCACCAAAGACAAAGTTCTCATTGGTTGGACCTTTGCCTTGCCACCATGCCCACATATGCCGCATAAGCGCACCAAAGGGTCTGCTCCAGTTCATACCAAGCTCCCAGTTACGGGCTGCGTATTTCTTAGCACCAAACGTGAGAATATCTGAGATTGCGAATAGAGCGTCTCCTGGGAAGAGTTCGATCATAGTCTTCCCGGCGTCGTGCTTTACACCCTCGTTACTCATACATCACCACAAGCCCAAGAGCTTCAGCAGTGGCTTTTTCTGCGTTTGCTCCCTTGGATTTTTCCCATCCCTTAAGTAAATAGACTCCGTCGGCTTCTTTGCAAATCCATTCAAGGTCGTCCCCCAAAGCTCTGCGAAGACTAAAGCCCAAAGCGGTTACATCTTCTAAACTCCCTGTCTTAAACTGTTTACTGAATTCTTTACCGTGTACTTCCTCATCCTTTTCAGCTGGAGAGAAGACTGTGTGGCCTTCTTCTCGAAGCTTCTTAGCCGCTGCATGAAAGGCAGGAAAGTTGAATTCAGGGAAGCCCCGCATGGGGCCTGCTACGTATAACTTCACAGATTACTCCATTGTTCGGCCATAGCATCAGCTATGCCTTGATAAGTTTTACTACGTTCTTTCCAACGATCAGGTCCAGGAGATGCTAGATGAACTCTAGCAACTCTTCCGTTTACTATGTTGGTAGGCTTTAGTTTAGGTAGATTCTTTAACCATAGACACGTAGCTTTTGTTTCTCCGTGTCCGAACATCCAAGGCTGAATGATCTGCTCTGGCTTTCTAATCTTAGTAGAAATAACGCTAACAGGATTCTCAATTGCAATCCTAGGAATACTAGCGTCCATCAATTCTTGGACAAACTCCAGAGCTTCTTTTTGTAACTCTGGAGGCTTGTCCTTAAACCATCTAGCGCCTGAGACTGCCAAGTGTGTACAAGGAGGATGAGCAATCATTAAGTCCCAGCTAATGCGCTCGTCTTTTAAAACTTGTCTCACATCCATTTGAAAGTGAAAAAGAGAGTTATCGTCTGCTGGGAGCAGATCGCAAGACCAAGCACTGTGTCCTTTCTTGCGAAATGCATCCCGTACAACACCTGAGAACTCACAGGCTACTAGAACGTTCATGTTCCGCAATGACCTCCACCAGTTAAACTACATACATCGTTAAATTCAAGACCTTCTTCAAACTCTTCACCTAACTTCTCCACCGCCTCAGAATACGCGACAGGTGTAAGAGGCTGGCCACCACGGGCACCATCAGGATAGACAGTAAAACCACGGAGGCGACTTGCGTACTTTGCCAAGGTGTTAGCAAAGGGGCGAACTCTATCAGTATCCCCATTCCAACTAGGCAGGTTAATAGTAGAAGAAATAGCCATGTCCACATAGTCTTGTACGTCTGCTTGGAAAGCAATACGCCTTTCGTAATCAGTTGCAAGATCAGCCGCAGACTCAATTGACTCTGGCTTAACACCGTAAAGTTCAATCATCTGTTGCGCAATGTCTTCAACTTTGTACTGATACTTCCAACGCGTACCGTCCTTTAAATACCGGCGCTTATACGCGACAGCAAAAATAGGTTCGATACCTGTAGTAGTACCAGCAAGAATACCTATCGTGCCAGTAGGAGCAATAGACCTATTAGCAACAGGACGACTAATCGAGAAAAGGTCAGCATAAGTTTTGCTAGTTTCTTCTGATACTCCTTTGTAAACTGTCAACCATTTTCTAAGCTCTTCAGTAACAGTGTAGTTAGATTTACGCTGAATGAGCCATTCATGAAGGCCCATAAGACCCAGTCCAAGTCTTCTATTCTTTTCTCTGACTCGCTGGATTTTGGCATAAGGAAGTTCTGCACGTAGAGTACCACAGAGTAGAAATAGAGTGCCCAACTGAACCACAGCGGCAAGTTCAGAAAGAGACTCAATGCGACTAAGATTGACAGACCCCAGATTACATACATCTGAGTCGTCTGCGGAAGTGACTTCAGTACAAGCGTTTCGTAAAGTTTCATTTTCTTTCTCAAAGAAGTTAAAAGAGAAACCAGGTTCTCCGTTCTTTAACGCCATTTCTACGTTCTTAAGGAACACCTCACCAACGTCACCAGTTTTATAGTAGTTTAACAACCAGTCAGTATCGTAGTTTACACTGATGTTTGTCATGTCCATAGGAGCAGGGAAATTGTAGTCCTGACGCTTTAGATCACCTAAAGTTAACCCAGAACTCCCTGCGGGTTGATTGTCCCAGTCTTTAACCACAAGGAAATCGCCAATATCGTTATGCTTCCAATTAAGGCTAGCGTAAATTGCAGAGCGCCTAGAGCCACCTTGCATAATATACCGACCTTGGTTGTTGATACCACCCATCTTAGGAATGGGACCAGAAGCAACACCACCAGTGCGACGGATAAGACTCCCACTAGGACGGTAAATAGAGTAATCGATACCAATACCTCCACCTGTTAAAAGACAAGACTCAGCCTTCCAAGCAAGGTCAGCCCAGTCTTCACGGCTGTCTTCTTCTGCTTTAAGCAGGTAGCAGTTATTAAAGAAGGGTTTCTCTCTGCCTGCGTAGTACAAATAACGCCCGCCCGGGATGAACTTCATCTCCGTCATATACTTCTTTAGCGTTTTCTTGGCGTCAGTCCAATGTGAAACATCTGGTCTGTCACCCATAACCTGCTCTACTAGAGTGTTACATAACTCTTCCCAAGTTTCTGCTCCTCTGTGTTTGTATTTGTTATTGAATGTGTCCTCGGCGAACTTCGACCGGAACATGGGGTTTGCATTAGATTTGTAGGTTATTTGTAGCCTCCTTGAGCGATTTAAACGCCTTCTTATAATCTGTTTTAAAACGTGAAAGCACCATGGCTAAGGCAAACTTATCCTCCCATAAATCCTTTCGAATAAACGTATGTGAAACTACTTCAGGAAATCTACGGTTAGTAACTTTGACGACTACTCTTAGTCTGGCAAGTTCGTAGTAGAAGTCAAGAATGTAATCGTCATCTTTGATTTTGTGGTAAAGATAATCGAAGCACTCTTTACTACCGAAGATCATGTGAGTAAACCTCTTCTGGTTTGTAGACATGACCACCTTGGTCAAACTGAACACCGTATAGATGTCTTCCAAAGTAGTCGTCAATCCACCAAGCCGTTCTGACCTTTTTTAATACGGGGTCAAATGCTGGTGCTGTAAAAGAACTCACCGTTAACTCCTTTTTGGCTGTCTGCTACGGTTAGCTTTTTTAGAGACAACGCGAGTCTTTCTCTTTCTAAGGTCACCATTACGATTTGAACCAAGATGATCAACCTCTTTACCCTTCAACGCAGCCTTACCGTACTTCTTAATAGCCGCGCGTCTAGCTGCATTCCGAGCTGCGCGACGCTTCTTCTGTTTAGTACTAGCAGCCCACTTGGCTTCTTTCTTGTAGTCTCTATTTTTGTTCTTTGGCGCCATGATATTTACGGATTATCCTTTCCTAAGAAAGACAAGTTAAGCTGTCTTGTGTCAACCTTGTCCTTGACTCTAGTGAGTGACACATGGTAATCACCTGCATCGTCTACACTTAAGCCTGAGACAAATTCACCGTCTTCTACTAGACGCATCATCCACAGACCACCTTCAATCCAACTGTGAACCAAGTCCTTATTGACCGTAATCGTCACTTGCTTCTTCTGCTGTTTCATCGTACCTCCACTTACGTTCTTTTTGCTTTTCTTTGTCATCTTT